CCGTACCAATAGTCACGAACGTTATATATTGTTTGGGCGCACTCTTGAATACACGATAGTTAGCAACAAGTCCACAAAACTCTACTTCACCCGGTCTGCGTAGTTCGGTACATACTGGTAAGAACTTATCGCTATGCCAGTGTCCTTGTGATAATAATTCATTGACTTCATTGCCTTGATACGTGACCGGGAATGCTCCTGCTAATTTAGCCTCATGATGATATACCCAACGGCTATAACTGCCTTGACAATGCTTCAATGTAGCACGCCAAAATTTTTCTGGGTTGTGTGCTTTCTGATAAGCGATAGCCCATATCAATCGTCCAAGATTGATAGCATGTGCGCGGCATAGTCCGAAATTGCTTAGTTCACGTAGTGCCGCGAATATCTCAGTCTTGTGTTCGTGATCGCCAATCTTTTGCATGAACTCATAAATCTTTTCTTCATTCTTTTTAGCGAACGCACGACGCCACATATCTGCCTCATATTGGCTACAACCTAACAACTGGCTGATGAGTATGATAGCATCATCTTCAAATATTATCGTATTATCAAATGTGTCCTTGCTCCAATCACGGAAGAAACTTGCTTTGCGACGACCTTGTGTCGCTACTGGTCTTATCAGTGCCGTAGCTAATACACAATCTTCTCTACGTTTAGGCTTGATAGCACGAAGCAGTCTACGCATAGCAGGACTTTCTGCTTGTGTGACACCTAACACATTTCCACTCGCTAATAGTTCTGCTGTCTTTCCATCGTATTCAGGATAATCAAGCAAATTCATGTTTGGTTCTATCTCAAACAATTGTGATAGTCCACGATTGGCAAGTATATCTATCTTGAAATGTTCTAAATCTTCAATCTCATATTTGTCTAGTAATATCTGATTAGTACCATTGATGAGGCTTTTAGGTACTGGTCTATCAAATATCAATACTCCACCACAATGTTTGCTGATACAGCGTTTCTTGCCTAATAATTTCTTTGCTAGTTTTTCAGCATCTTCAACAAACTCTGGTACGACTTCTTCTAGTTTGAAATTGCGTTTGAGTTTACCTTTAGCACCAAAACGTTTTGCTGCTTCACGCAAGGCACTTTTTTCCTTGTAGGTTACATAATTGCTGACTCTAGCACTTTGACCTTTCCACTTATCAAATATACGATTCATGACCGTTTCTTGTTGAAAGTGCGGGAAGTCTAAATCAATGTCTGGTAAGTCATCACGTTTTGGATTCATAAATCTTGACAGTGGTATGTTTTCCTTGATAGGATCTACATCACTGATGCCAAGCAACCAACATAGCAAACTACTGCCCGCACTACCGCGAGTCATATGTGGTATGTCTTTGGTTATATCTAGTATTTCTACTACACGGAGGAAGTGTTTGGCGAAGCCTAATTTGGCTATAAGTTCTAATTCTTCTTCTAAACGCTTTTCGTATTCTGTGCCGTCGGGTAATTGCCTAATAAATTTACTGATGAGTGTTTCCAACTCTTTATATCGTGTGTCCATTGTTGAGCCTATATGTGCCTTAAGTGAAAATATTTATTGGGCAAATACCCAATCTATAAATTTCTTTACACAAAGTGTTTGACTTTTTTACAACAACCTTTATAATAACTATTCACATAGGAGATTTTATGTCTACAAGAACTTTCAATAACGAAGCAAAACTCAAGTTGACACAGTTGATCAACGAGGGCCTCGCTGTAATGCATGAAGTTGAAACACTCAACGGCGGATTGAACGATACTATCAAGGCTATCGCAGAAGAACTTGAAATCAAGCCAAGCGTACTAAAGAAGGCCATCAAGGTCGCACACAAATCACGTTTGGGCGAAACTAACAAAGAAAACGAAGAACTCAATACTATTTTGGAGACAGTTGGTAAGACTCTCTAATGAGTTACGTTGACGCAATACACGATAGAGATAGTGATAGGATATTCATTGTAGAACGACAGCCAGATGGTCGTCGCACATACAATGAGTTTCCTGCCAACTATACTTTCTATTATACCGACCCTAAAGGTAAGTATCGCAGTATCTATGGCGAGCCGGTCAGTCGTTTCAGCACACGCAAACGTAGTGAGTTTGAAAAAGAAAAGCGTATACACAGCAATAAGAAACTGTATGAATCGGATATCAACCCGATATTCCGCTGTCTAAGTGAAAACTACTTAGGTTGTGAGCCTCCAAAACTCCATACAGTATTCTTTGACATTGAGGTAGATTTTGATCCTGAAAAGGGTTTTAGTCCCACTAGTGACCCTTTCAATCCGGTCACAGCTATCTCAATGTACTTGGACTGGCAAGATACACTTGTTACTCTTGCTATCCCGCCCAAGCATATGAGCGATGAAACGGCTCAAGAGTTAGTAAGCGACTTCCCGAACACAATTCTATTTCGTAGCGAGATAGAGATGTTTGAGACATTCTTTGAACTAATCAAAGATGCTGACATTCTCACTGGCTGGAACTCTGAAGGTTACGATATACCCTACATGGTAAATCGTGTGACTAGAGTGATGAGCAAAGATGATACACGCAAATTCTGTTTGCTTGGTCAAACGCCAAAGCCAAGAGAATATGAGCGTTATGGTAAGACTGAAACGACATATGATCTAGTTGGTCGTGTACACATGGACTATCTACAGTTGTATAAGAAGTACAACTATGAAAGTCGTCATAGTTATTCGCTCGACAGTATCGGTGAGATGGAAGTTGGTGAACGCAAGACACAGTATGAAGGTACGCTTGATCAACTCTACAATAAGGACTTCAAGACGTTCATACAGTATAATCGTCAGGATACGATGTTGCTTGTGAAGATTCACAACAAACTAAAGTTCCTTGATCTTGCTAATGCGCTAGCGCATGAGAATACTGTATTGTTGCCAACTGTCATGGGCTCTGTAGCAATGATTGAGATGGCTGTGATGAACGAAGCTCATGAGCGCGGACTCATGGTTCCTGACAAGAAAAAGAATAGCAGCGATAGTGACATGGCAGCAGCAGGTGCTTATGTTGCTGTGCCAAAGAAAGGCATACATGAATGGGTAGGTGCTGTTGACATCAACAGTCTATATCCATCAGCAATTCGTACACTCAACATGGCGCCTGAAACAATCGTCGGGCAATTGCGTCAAACATTGACTGAACAATACTTGACTGACAAGGCACGTAAACTTGCTAGCGAGAAGGCAAGATACGACGAAGATGACGAACTTGAGATGAGTTCGTTGCTTTGGGAAGGTCAGTTCGGTAGCCTCGAATACGAAGCCGTGATGAATCAAGAGCGTGGCACTATGCTAACACTTGACTTTGAGAGTGGCGAGAGCGTAGAGATGAGCGCCGCTGAAGTATGGAAACTAATCTTTGACAGCAACAAGCCATATATCTTATCTGCTAACGGTACTATCTTTAGATCAGATAGTGAAGGTGTGATTCCCGGGCTATTGACTAAATGGTATAGTGATCGTAAAACTATGCAGAAGAAACTCAAGGAATCGACAACAAAGGAAGATATTGAGTATTGGGATAAGCGTCAGTTGGTGCGTAAGATTTTGCTCAACTCCGCGTATGGCGCACTTCTAAACGAACACTGCCGTTTCTATGATAAGCGTATCGGTCAATCGGTCACGCTAAGTGGTCGTCAGATCGTCAAGCATATGAGCGCACAGATCAATGAGATTATCACTGGCAAGTATGATTATTATGGCGATGCTATCGTATATGGCGATACTGACAGTTGTTATTTCAGCGCATGGCCCATTCTGAATTCGCAAATACAGAATGGTGATATGGAGTGGAATAAGGAACTCTGTGTCCAACTCTATGACAACATTGCTGATCAGGCAAACGATACGTTCCCAAGTTTCTGTGAACGCGCATTTCATGTCCCACGCAAGATGTGTGTAATCAAGGCTGGTCGTGAGTTGATTGGTGATCGTAGTTTGTTCATCACAAAGAAGCGTTATGCTATCAACATCTTTGACAAAGAAGGCAAAAGACTAGATAAAGACGGCAAGCAAGGTAAGATCAAGGCTATGGGTCTTGACTTGAAACGTGCTGATACCCCAAAGTATGTACAAGACTTCTTGTTCGAAGTGCTTGAGATGGTTCTTGGTGGTAAGACACGCGAGGATGTGATTGAGCGCATCAAGGAGTTCAAGGTAGAACTTGGCAAGCAAGATAGTTGGACTAAGGGTAGTCCAAAGGGCGTGAACAAACTTACATTCTATGGTGATTTGGAAAGTAATAGCAAGACTGGCAAAGCGAACATGCCCGGTCACGTAAGAGCCGCATTGAATTGGAACTATCTACGTAGAGTGAATAGTGACAACTATAGCATGAAGATACTTGATGGCATGAAGGTCATCGTTTGTAAACTCAAGCCAAATCCATTAGGCTTTACAAGCGTGGCATATCCTGTCGATGAACTTAGACTTCCAAGATGGTTTCAAGAGTTGCCATTTGATGATAGTGCAATGGAAGCAACATTAGTAGACAAGAAAGTTGAGAACTTGCTTGGCGTATTGAAATGGGATCTAAAAGCCAATACAGATACGAATAGCACGTTTGATGATTTGTTTAGTTTCGGATAACAAATGTTTGACACACGCAAAAAATTCCTATATATTACATATAGTTACGACCTAAATACAACAAGAGGATAACATGAAAGATAATTTACAAGACTTGATTCAGTATATACATGGACTAGGCGTCATTGAACTCATCAAGGTCAATGGCACAGACAAGGCAACTGTTGTTTCAGCAATCGCTGAAGATAAGAGCGTTGTCGTTGAAGGCACGTTCAAGAATCCATCAGCAGATTTTATCGGCACGTTTGGTATGCCAAATCTAGGCAAACTCAAGACTATCTTGGGCTTTGATGACTATGATGAACATGCCAAGATCAGCGTCACACGCAACAAAGACGATGTAGCAACTAGCGTTCACTTTGAGACTAAGGTCGGTGATTTCGTCAACGATTACAGACTGATGGCTAAGGCTATCGTTGAAGAGAAGGTCAAGGATGTCAAGTTCAAAGGCGCAGCATGGAACGTTGAGTTTGAGCCTACTGTTGCTGGCATCATGCGCTTGAAGAAGCAGGCTAGTGCTAACAGCGAAGAAAACAACTTCACTACAAAGACTGACAAGGGCGATCTAAAGATTTACTTTGGTGATGCAAGCACACATAGCGCAAACTTTGTGTTTCATCCAGACGTAGAAGGCACATTGAGCCGTGCATGGCAGTGGCCCGTCAAGGTATTCCTAGCAATCATGGACTTGCCAGGTAGTAAGACTGTGCGCATCAGTGATCAAGGCGCTGCTGAGATTACTGTTGATAGTGGTCTAGCAACTTATCGTTATCTATTACCTGCGCAGAGCAAGTGATAAAGATACAGCAATTTACTCATCCGATAGTATGGCAGGTAAACACTGATCACTTGTTACCTGCCACTTCAGGACAGGTCCGTTGGAATGGACAAGTAAAACAATTAGAAGTATGTGATAATCAAAACGGTACGTGGTATAAAATTGACAATACCGTTGAATTGAAAAGTGATCCCGATATTGGTAAAATACTTCATTGGGCTAAGAAAAAAATGGAATATGATCAGAAGATAGAAGAACTTGCTAATCAATATCCTGCTGTTAAGGATGCTAAAGAGAAATTAGATATCATATTGAAATTAGTTCAAAACGAAATTGTATAATTTTATTATATGCTTGAATTAGGATATGATTATAGTGAACATTATAAAA